CTATAATTCATTGGATAATGATAATAGACTAAAATCTCTATACGATGATTTCATATCAAATGTAATAAAAAATTTATTCGACGAAGAGATTATATATCAGGTAACTCCAACATTTAGATTACAAGCAATAGACAACGTGTCTGTGTTTGCTTTTCATAAGGATACAGAATATGGACATAGTGATAAAACAATCAATTTCTTTCTTCCGATAACCAAGTGCTACGATACAAATGCACTATGGGTTGAGTCTGGATCATCGTTTGAACCCATGGAGTGTGATTATGGTGATCTAATTACATTTGATGCTGTCAATCTCCTACATGGAAATAAATTAAACAAAACAGGAAAGTCTAGAATATCTCTTGATTTTAGAGTCATGAAGATGGTAGACTACTGTGAGACTTCCAAACAAACCTTATCAAAAAATAGAAGATTAATTCTTGGAGATTATTATACAAAATGAAAGTTTTAGTTCTTGGTTCTGCTGGTCAAATTGGAGCACCATTGGTAAAACATTTGAAGAGCAATGGACATACAGTTTACGAAATGGACATCGTAAATGATCCACATTGGCAAGATCTAACGATAAAAAATAATGTCTATTTGTTAGAGAAGGTCATTCAATGTGACTTTATTTTCTTTCTAGCATATGATGTCGGTGGATCCGAGTATCTAAAAACATATCAACATACCTACGATTTTATTCACAACAATTGTGTGATGATGTCAGAAGTATTTCATACAATAAAATGTATGAACAAGAAGTTCGTATTTGCTTCATCTCAAATGAGCAATATGAACTTTTCTCCTTATGGAGTTTTGAAAAGGATAGGAGAATATTACACACAATCACTAAATGGTTTATTTGTTCACTTTTGGAATGTCTATGGATATGAAACAGATCCAGAAAAGTATCACGTAATCAGTGACTTTATAAGAAAGGGACTTGATACTGGTAAAATTGAGATGCGTACAGATGGCCAAGAAGAAAGAGACTTTTTGTATGTTGGAGATTGCTGTAAAGCATTAGAGTCAATTATGATTAACTATGATCATATTGATAGAAATGAAAAACTGCACATCACTACAGGTGAATTCACAAAGATTATTGACATTGCGAAAATCATACAATCCAAGTTTGAATCAGTCGGGAAGAGTGTTGAGGTAGTACCATCATTGAACAAGGACACGGTTCAACAGTATGTTAAAAATACATCTTCTACATATATTAGGAAGTGGTGGAAACCAGAAACTACTATCGAACAAGGAATATCTAACATATTTGATATAACCAAATGATAAAACCTAAACTATTAGATTTACACATAACAGAAAATTGCAACTTAACTTGTGAAAGTTGTTCTGATTTTAATAATCATGGTTTTACTTCCATGTTATCATTGGAAGATGGTAAAGAATGGATGTCTCTTTGGAATAAAAGAATTCAACCAAAAAAATTCATAATCTTGGGTGGAGAACCAACATTACATAAAGATCTAATACCTTTTCTGGAACTTGCCAGACATATGTGGCCAAACAGCGAGGTAGTTTTAACAACAAATGGATTCTTTATTCATCAACATGAAGGGTTGGATAAAGTACTAAAAGATAACGATATCACTCTTGGTATGTCATTACACCACAAGAGTTATGAGTATTTGAGAAGACTTAGATCAAATATTTTACTTATGAAAAAATGGGAGAGGGAAGGTGTAAGACTTTATATAACCCCATATCCAGAAAAATGGGCGAAAATATATCATGGATATGGAGATAACATACTCCCATATGAAGATAATGATCCAGAGTCCAGTTGGAAATGTTGCATCAATAAAGGATGCTATCAACTAAGAAATGGACACATATACAAATGTCCACCACTTGCATACTTGCCTTTAATGGCAGAATCATATAGAATATCAGATAAGTGGGATCCATATCTAAAATATACTCCACTCACATCGGATTGTAGTGATGAAGAACTATCTGAGTTTTTCGGTAGAGAAAGTGAATCTGTTTGTGGAATGTGTCCAGCGAACATGGAATACTACGATCCAAAAAAATTAAAGAGTCCCTTGATGTCCGTTAAAGAAACTAAGAAATATTATGAATCCCTTCATTGAAACAGTAGGAAAATTTGAAGAGCGTATTGCAGACTACTTTGGTGCTCCTTATGCAGTAGCAGTAGATTGCTGCACTCACGGGATTGAATTATGTTTACGTAATGAGGGTTATGGGGTACTAACCATTCCAAAAAGAACGTATGCTTCCATACCAATGACTGCAATAAAAGTTGGAGCAGCATGGGCATGGACAGATGAAGAGTGGGAAGAATACTATTGGCTTGGCAATACAAATATTATAGACGCTGCCACAATGTGGAGAAAGGATAGTTATATTCCAAACACATACATGTGCCTAAGTTTTCAGTTTAAGAAACACCTATCTCTTGGCAGGGGTGGGATGATTCTATTAGATAATAAAACAAATTACGAAAGAGTCAAAAAGATGTCCTATGATGGACGAAGACGTGATGTTCCCTGGGCAGAACAGAACATTGAAATGATGGGATATCACTATTATATGACCCCAGAAACCGCTGCACTGGGATTAGAGAAGTTGGATAAAGCAATAGAAACACCAGCAACCATTTGGGATTACAACTTATATCCAGACTTATCTAAAATGGATGTGTTTAAGAAATGAATCTTAAAGATAAAACTAAAGGAATACCAAAAATATATCTCTTGAATCTCAAAGAAAGAGAAGATAGATTAGAGATAATGGAAACTCAGTTTGAAAAGTATAAAATTAATAATTATGAGGTATTCAATGCCTCAAAATATACTCCTAAGAATTTTGAAGAGTGGAATTCAAAATTGATTTATGATTTTGATGTGGATAATAGTCCATATTATATAAAAATCTACATGGGTATCATGTTGTCATGGTTTCAAATCATAGAGAAGTGGTTGACTGACACAAATGATCCATATATGATCATGCTTGAAGATGATTATAATTTGAGTCCAATAGAACATTGGCATTTTGATTGGGAATATTTAATGGATAATATTCCATATGATTGGGACTCGATTCAACTTGGATTTGAAAATACGAATCTCTATCCATGTTTTTTGCACCCAACTTTAAGAACTAGTGGAACTGGTGCATGGATGATTAATAGACCATATGCACATAAATTGTTGAGACTTCATAAAAAAGAAAACCGTTTAAACATATGTAATAAAGACTATAAACTATCATCATATGTTATGAAGTCATATGATTGTTATGGTGATTTAAAAGAATTCCCTTGGTTACAACCAAATTATGCAATTGTAAAAAATGGAAAAAATTATTGTGCACCTTTATTATATGTTTCTTCTGGTTTAGGTAGATCTAATTATAAAAATGCCAATGGGCATCCAGTATTTAAAGTTATAGAAGAAGCGTGTCTTCTATGGTGGACAGAAAAAAGAGATCAATATACTCTAGATGATTTTTTCACCTATGGTAAACCAAACGATTTAGTTTTTAGAATACGTGGTGATAAGATTGTAAATAGATGATAAGGTATTAAAAACATGAAATTAAGACCTACTGAGTTACTTTGGGATAATGATTATCTTGATTATGATACTACGCAATATCGTTTCAGGGACTGGGCATTATCTATTGTTCAAGAAATAGAACCCAGTATAATAGACTTGGAAACACTACATCTTAAAGTAGAACCAGAAAAACTTGCACAAATTAAATCACATTTTCATAAAGCATCTCTAAAAAGAGAGTTTATGGAAATGGTGGATTCATTTATGGAAAAATATATTCCAGAAAGAATAGAAAATAAAAAATACATGGTACAAAGATATCCTACTTTGAGGATTGTTGAACCAAACCAAGCAAAGAGATCAAGAAGATTGGTTTTCCATCAAGGTATATGGGTAGGTAATGGTATAGGATTGCGTACAGTATGGATGCCATTCACTCGGTGCTATGGATCAAATACTGTGCAATTTTTACCTTTAGACAAATCAAGAGAACTAACTAAAAGAAATGTTGATGAGTGTTGGTCATTACAACATTTCGAATCTCAGTGTCTAAAACATTCGTTCCCCGTAACTTTAAATTATGGTCAATGTCATTTGTTCTTTCAGGAACACATACATGGAAATGTGAATAATGATACTGACATCACTCGTGTTAGTATGGACGTTCGTGTTTTGATTGAGGGAGAACCATATCACAGAAAATTACCTGGTGGATATTTTAGATTCCCTGGAGATTATCAATCTGATGTATCACAAGACAACACTAATAGAAACTTTATTACTTATGATGGATGGGCAAGTTCATTTTCACGGCATATACCACTACCATTACAAAGACATGAAATAGATAATTATTGCCATAAGAATAAAATTTATCCTCTTGGTGATCGTCTTGAAAACGAATATAATGATTGGTGCCCAAGTCTACAACATTACATCAAAGAAAGACCAGATGGAATTGTAATGTTAAGTATTTTCTCTCTTCCTGATAATGTTGAACAGAGAAATAAAATATTAAATCTTGCTGTAGAAAATAATGTAGAGTTGCATTTTGCCAATGAACGTATAGTTCTCAAAAATGAAGATGATATTAAACTGATCCAAGGATACTTAGAATTTTCACCGTCATGAATACTAATGAATGGACAACATTAAAAAAAGTAATTGTTGGTGTTGCTGATTATGCAGTAATTCCACCTATGGATAGATCTATGCGTTATATCAATTACGCCGACCGTAAGGACGTTACAAGAGTTCCCAATGGGTCATATCCACAGCAAGTGATAGATGAAGCAAATGAAGACTTAGAGACCTTGTGTAGGTTCCTACGTGGAGAAGGTGTGGAGGTTCTAAGACCAAAAAGAGAACCTACAAAGTTTTACAATTATTGTCCAAGAGATTGCATTTTCATTCATGATGAAGTAGCACTGGCAACACCAATGCCACTACAAGCAAGGAAAGATAATTGGAAATCAATCGAGCATCATATCAAAAATGTAACTCATGTGGAGTGTACATATCATGATCAACTATACAATGAAGAGTGTATTGGAAATAAGGACATTCTTGCATTATCAGAATACTCTCCAGCGTTTGATGCTGCAAATGTAATTAGAGCGAACAACGATTTGCTCTATCTTGTGTCAAATAGTGGAAATGTGAAGGGTGCAGAACTTCTCCAATCAATGGTAAAAACAGATGTAAAAGTACACTTGCTAAAAGATGTCTACAGTTACATGCATATTGATAGTACTGTAGCATTTTTACGTGAAGGATTGCTTATGGTAAACCCAAGTAGAATAAAGAAACAGGAAGATTTACCAGAACCGTTTTGCCATTGGGACATCATTTACTGCAATGAACCAGAAGACCAAGGATATTTTGGTGAACATAACTATGCATCTCCATGGGTGTGGAACATGAATCTTTTGAGTGTTAGAGAAGATTTAGTAATATTAGAAGAGCATCAGCACACTACAAGGAAATTGTTGGAGTCTTGGGGAATAGAATGTGCTATGCTACCAATGAGACATGCCAGAACCCTTGCTGGTGGTTTTCATTGCGTAACTCTAGACCTGGATAGACAATGAAGTACATATATTCAAAAAAACATCCAGAAGATCTTCTACACATCATCAATCGTGTTGGAGATATTGATGGTAGGAGTGATATTACTCCACCAGAGAAATTTCTACAAGTTGCAACATTTAATATCAATACTGATGTAAAAGTAAAAGCACATCAACATAAATGGAAAAAACCACCTGAGACTCAAGTCATTGCACAAGAGTCATGGGTGGTTATAAAAGGTAGTATTAAAGTATTTTTATATGATACCGACGGTTCTTTATTAGTTGAAGAAATTATATCTGATGGAGATTGTACTATAACTTTTGATGGTGGTCACAAATTTGACGTATTAGAAGAAAATACTATCATGTATGAATTTAAAACTGGTCCTTACCTTGGAAGAGAGATGGATAAATTTTACTATTAACTTGGGTCTTTAAAACTGTTTGAATAACACCAACCAGTCAAAATATATTTAACTCCATCTTTTGGTGGATATCCTCTATGGACATAGGTCCAAGTTGCAGGAAACCACAATACTCTACCTTCTTTTGGTCTAACTCGTGTCCCATCTCCAAATTCTGTATATCCATCAGTAATTACATCATTCAAATAAAATATAAATGTGAACATCCTACTACCCATAAAAGGATTATTCAAAAAATCGTGGTGCCAGGTATATCCACCTCCAGGGTTATATTTTTGTATTTGATATCCATGATCAACATATTCAGAATCTCTTAGATCAGCAATATTAAAACATCCTAGAAAAAATTTTTCTAGGTGCCCAATGTATTGACACATAGACTCTTCTACAAGTTCACGTATCTTTTCGTCTTCATCGTCCCAATGCTTTAAACCACTGATTTTAATATCTGTCGTATCTTTTATGTCTTTTCGAAGTCCACCAGAAACAATACCCTCATATTGACACTCAACATCTTTCTCAAATTTACTTATTAAATGTGAGCAGAAGTCTTTATCCACTACATCATCCTTAACATAAATTAAGTCTGACATTGATTCAAATTTATTCATAGTCTTTTTATAGATTTTCCAGTTTTGTTGCAATTGTCTAATGGATTTTCATCAACATAGTGAACATATTTTTGATTAGCATCTTTTTCTAAGATTTCACCAACCCTATCACTATAATAACAAATTGGAATATTTAAATGTAGCGACTGTAAATATTTCTCTTTGTATAAGTACAGTAACTCATAACTCAAGTAAGTCGCATCTGGAATAGTATCCAGTTGTTGCATAAACTCAGGAAGTGTGTGCTCACCTCTTAGTCTTTGTTGTTGATTATATAGAATATTCTGATCTCTTCCTATGACGGCGATTTGAACATTGATACCACATTCTTCCGCTGCCTGTTTAAATTCTAAAATATTTGGTGCCCACTTCTTTTTCTTGATTCCAAGTGGTACACTAATACTAGTAAAATAAAATTCAGACTGTTTCCAATTAAACTCACTTAGTCTTGATGGATCTTTCCAGTATTCACAAAATGGTTCTGCAAACCTATGCGCTTCCCAATAATTATTAAGCAAGGACTTCCAACCATAGACCTTTGGATGAAGAGAGAGAATCTTCGACCATAGATGGTTTCCTGATCCCTGAGGACCAGTCAAAATTAACATATTACGCATACTAAAAGATGGTATCAATCCAAGCGTTGTAGTATTTAGATATCATCATAGCATCAAATCCGGAAATATGGAAGTGGTTATATAGTTCTTCAACCTTTTGAACTGTAGTGTTTTCTGAAAGATACCAAGAGGAATCCCATATAAATTCACATTCACCATCAATATTTTTTAAAGAACTTAAATTTAATTTATTTTTTATTTTGAAATAATCGTGATCTCCTTCTATAATATTACTTCTAGCATTTCTGAAAATGTTTTCATTTTCAAAAGTAATATATTTACAATTTTTCCAACAACTTTTTAATTTACGTATATACTCATCCTCATGAGAAGATAAGAAAATATATTTTTGATTATCTATGCACTTAGATATGTGTTCGGGATAGTTGTAATTTAATATATCTGCTTCGCTTCTAAAGAATAAATCATGATCCGAAATTTCCCAGAAATTTTTATCTGTTAATTCTAACTCATCCCATTTTTTAGTTTCTCTACATTGACGTAAACGTACTAAAAGATACTGTAATTTTTTTTCTGGTGAGAATTTGTCTAGGAGTTGAAGTTTTGTTATTCTTGGACACAAAAATGTAGCATCATCAGATAATCCTAAGCAATTAATTAGAAACCTACCACCACCACCAAAATCATATTTTACTAATATGACCTTATCATAATTAAAATCTACGTTCATTGCTAGCAATCAATTTATCTAAGTTTATTGTTTTATCAAGGTCATATTCCCTCCACTTGGATACCGGTAGAGTTAGTGACTCAATCCAATGTTGATACATTTCCCTAATCAGACTATCATCATAATCATCAAATCCAAGAATTTCATACAGTTTCTTTATGTTATTTGCAGTATCATCTTCCGTTAAATACCAATTAACATCCCATAAGAAAGAAGTTTTATTTAAAAATAAATTATAATACTCGTCAAGTTTATTATAATTTTTATTGAATAATGAAAGAATTTCATCATAACCTATCGAATATTTCCTTTCTATTTTTTCTCTTTTATCCTTAGAAAATTGTTGATATTCTTTTATTGTGATTGAATTTAATTCTTCATATACATCTGCATTTTTTAAGTCATAAAATTTTCCAGGAGTTTCCCAAGGATAAAAACATGTTGAACTATATCCACTAATAAAATAATGCCTCAATGCAATGAATATTGAAGAATTTATGAATAGTACATTAAAACAATTTGTTTTCGTTGAAATATCTTTGAATAATTTTACAAGAGATGTGATTATTACATCCACATCATCAGTTTTATCTGGAGTAATATCAATATTTTTTAGATTCCATAATGGATAGTGTTGTTTAAAAATATAATGTTTTGAGTCATAAAATCCACTCAATCTGGATGATTTGCTTTCATGGAAATCTTTAATATCAACTTTATCTGGATCCTGACCATTTGCACTTATATTGCCAGACCACATACTTACATCTGTATAATATTTTTCATTATTAATATTTCTTTGTGTATTATCAAAAAAATGCCCCACTCTACCATCCTTAGAATGGAGAAATGGGTGACCCACATATTTACTCATACTCAAAGCATTAATCAAAAAATTTCCACCATCACCAACAAAATGTGTGATGATTATAGAATTTTTTTTCATTTCAAAAACAAATAAATTAAACCTGGAATGATAATAAAAAATTGTGGAAGGAAGTTCAAAATGATTGAACGCTCCTTCCACTTTATACCGACATACGTCCAACCGGACGCGCCTACTAATTGTAAGATACTATTCCAAGGGGTCAGTCCCAGAACATGAAATACCATCGCGATTAGTATTACACAAGCACTGACCCACTTGACGATTACTGTCTTATCCTTCTTTTTCTTATTCAATTCACGAGAGTACATAATAACGTATTATTTATCACATAGCGGGAACAGCAGTATTCTGGTTGCTGATCTCAAGGAGGTCTGCACGCATTTGCTCAACCATTGCTAGAATGCGATCCTGAAGATCAGAAGCACCTTCTACTAGTTGCTCAAGTTTCCAACCACCGATATTGGAATGGAATCCTTCGTCTTTAGCAATTGCTGCATAGCGGGTAGCGATGAACTGATCCTCTACACATTCTGCCATCTCTGCCCAGACTGCTTCTGCACGACCTTCTGCAACGAGTTGGTATGCAGCGAGAGCAGCAGGATCAGAAGATGCCTCGTACTTGTCGAGGAGGGATGCACCCTTTGCCTGAGGAGCAGCAGCTTCAGCAGCAAATGCTGCCTCTACGTCTACCTCTTCTCCAGAAATATGCTCAATGACTTCCTTAACCATGCGGAAGTGCTTTGCTTCGTCTTGTGCTTGCTTGGTGAGTAGTTCCAACTCGGTTACATCCATGGATGCAGGAGCAGCAGCGATCTCTGCAGAGATTGCTCTC